AGTTCCTCGTAAGGTAGTTCATAGCAAAATTCAAGCATGGATCTCGTGCTCGCTGTCGCTATCCTACCATGCTGTCAAGGGGGTGTCAAGTGTTTGGGAACATGATATTGAATGAGATTGAGATTCTGTCTTGATCTGTGGTATTCTCTTCTACATTATGTCCAATGTATGCTGGGAACATGAAAAACCTGCCCTCTTTTGGGAACACTTCATGAACTGCCCACTCATCCACGTTTTTGCTAATAGGATGCATATACTTCTGTGCTGCATACTCTGATGGATGATGTAATACTAAAGAACCTGCCTGTCTTGGTTGTGGTATTCTAACACCATTACCATCAGTCTTTGCAGGTACGTTAATATAGAAAATACCAGCAGCAGATGCTCCTGGATGTATATGTTGCGAGTTCCAAGAGTTAGGACCATTGATATTAAACCACCAGTTCTGTATCCTTGTGCCTCTACCAATAAATGATGTCAACTCATTTTGAATTGATGTGATAACATATGTCAACGATGGCGATTTGAATAATGATGTTGCATCTTGTGGTCCAACCTTGATAGATTGCCAAGAGTTTCTACCACTTGCAATCTCTGCTGGATAGTCTTTCTTTACTTTATATGCAAGATCTATGATATTTTGTTTGTGATCATCATAGAACAGCACATCATACTCACATAGATGAACAGGGAATATTTCTTGTTTTCTCATATTATCTCCATTGTGGACCACATGCCCACGCTACAAAAACTTTACGAACACCAGATGTAACTGGTAATACTCTATGTGTCATGATAGATGGGAATATAAGAATATCACCCTTTTCTAATTTAAGTGTCTTAATCTCTACACCCTCATCATTCTCATAGCTAACTCTCTTAAACTGGAACTCTCCACCTTCGTATTCATCATTCAATACGAGTGTCATTGATAGTTTCCTTGCTGCATCACCTTCATGAACATGCCAATCGTCATGCCAATCATAATGTTGATCAGTTTTATATGTAATGAACTGAGTAGGTATCATTGACTTGAGATCAAACTTCCAATAACTATTGTTTGCTTTGATCAAGTTTCCAAATATGTAGTTGTTGATTTGTTCATCTTTAACTACACTAACATTACAGTCACGAATCTCTTTCTTAGAACCATCTACCATAAGACCACCAGCATTCCACTTGTGGTCATTATCATTTACATACTTTAGAATTAAATTAAGAGAGTCGTCTGGTATCTTTACCTTTATCCACTCTTTTAACTTATTAGTTGGCATTATTCATCATTTCCAGAAACTCTTCGTATCTCTCTTGATACATCCTATCTACTTCTGGAACTGGATTGCCAATAGTTACTACACTACCAAATGGAACATCAAAAGATGTATCTGCAGATCCACCCATCCATGCAACGTAATTAATATCGAACTCTTGTGCTCCTGTCTCTTGATTAATCTTTGGAATCATCATAATCTTGTATGGGAAAATAAAAGAAAATCCTACTTTATTTCCATTCGCATCAAGACTGTCACCGACTTTAGAAACAAGTTCCTCGCCAGTGACAAGTTTAATAATTTTAGTGTCCATAATTTATTCAGGTACTGTTACTAATCCTTTATCCAATAGAAATTTAGCTACATCAGCAATTGTAGCATATGCTGTATCATCAATCAATGTATATGGAGTTTGATTGATGTCTGGGAATGCTGTTCGGAATTCTTCCATACTAATGTCACTTCCAATTCTTACCTCTGTCCAAGTAAGGTTTGCCCTTTCTAGTAGAGTTTTGGCATGAGTGCAGTAAGTACACCCAGCAGCTGTAAATAATTTAACTTCCATTGTTTTAATTCTGATAGATTATACTCTGCTTGTCAACGACATAGCACTTAAAATAATACTCACTAGTCTTATCACCCAACTGTGTCTTTGTTGGAAACCATTCTTTAGCATTGACTAATGCCGAATCTTGACTAGTCATTTTGATAATGTTATCATCACCAGTCTTGATTGTCAATAACAAATCATCTGGAAGAAAATCTTCATAGTATGCATATACTTGATCTTTTACTGATTGCTCTGCTCTGTCAAGATCATTATTTGTAAAATAAACATACACGCAGTTGTTTTCTGCAGCACATTGATATAAAATATCGAAAATATCGTATGAATCTACAATATCAATCATTCTCCACTACCTCCAACAGTCTTTAGTAGCTCATCAACATATTCTGCAGAGGTTTGTGGCCACTGTGTTCTTTGAACCATTCTATTTGTATAATCCTTATAATTCATCGGATTATTGACACTCTGTTTAACCAACAGATACTGTACAATTCTTTCTTTAAAGTGGTTGATCATGTAACCAGAAAGATTCTTGTATTGTGTCACTGTGCTGAGATATGTCTCTCCCTCTTGTTTAGTGTGAGAGTAATGATATTTCCAATCATCAGGTGAGATAGGAAAGTTGACATTCTCTGGTTCTGAATACATATCAGTTTGAGGAATGTCTCTGAGTTTTTGTCTATATGTTACCCACATCGCTTTCTCATCATCTGGTAATGGACAATCGGATAACATTACCCAATCGGAATCTTCCAGTAAGAAATTTCTAATGAGACGAATACTAAACCACGAGATTGATTTTGATCTATAGTGTGCTTCTGATATCTCTTTCTGGAAACTTTCTTTCTCAACACTATCCATCAAGTAGAAAGCATCCTTTAACTTATTAAAGATTACTTGTGCTTGATCATTATCAATTTCTTCCATCTCATAATCTTTCCACTCATATTCTTTGGTGGAATGATTTTTTACAAACTTTCTTCTCTTAGCATGATACGCACCAGTATCATAATAATTCAACTGAATTAGCTTGTCTTTGTCAGTATCCCACATAGGATACAACAGGGGACCGATGTGATCAATCCAGTAGTTTTGACTGATTTCTCTTTCGATTCCTCTATAACTTACCACCTTCTGAACTGAATTCAGTTGAAGAATAAGTTTGGGAACGTAAGATTCTGTTACGATACTCATGATTTCTTAGATGGAATTGCCCCTGTTTATCTATTTAGAATGCTTTTATCAAATACTTAGTTAGGCAGTATGGTTCAATAAGAGGAATTGCTTTAACTGGATCTAGTGCTGGTGTAGGTGTCAATGGAGTTCCAGCATCTAATGTGAATCTCATGTCATTAACATCATAACCTGCAGAGTGTAATGCATTGGCAGATCCTTCAACATTATATGTTAATGTTTTAGCATTACTACTGATTTCACCTGATGTTCCTACAAATTGCGTGTCAGTAATGAAATCATAGTAATAGATGAATTCACAGATGCCAAAATGATCTCCATCATTAGCATTGTCATTTGAACCAGATGCAGGACTTCTTTTTTGTCGGATTTGGAATTTAGTACCAGGAGCTCTAGCACCTGAAGGTAAAGCTAATGAATATGTAAACCAGTTAGTTGCTGCTGTGCCTACACCATTACCATCGTATGAGTTTGAAACCTCAGCAGTAGTAGGTCTAGGAACTAAAACGCCAATGAAATTAGCTTGAGGGAAATTATCAGATCCATCTGTATTATAATACAATACTAGTTCATCTGCAGAATCATCTGGCAATTCTCCACCATTAATATTGTTACCTCTTGCTGCCTTAACAGCAAATTCTACAACGTTAGTTGTATCACTCGCTGTAATAGTAATAAATCTTTCTAGTTCTGCTCCACCTATTTTTACATAGCGAGTATATGCAGAAGAACTACCAGAAACAATAGTAATATTGTTCACAGAACCAGAACTATCGATTGAAGCAATTGCTTGTGTTCCTCCACCAGCACCACCCAAGAATCTAATTTCTGGTGCTTGAAGATAACCAGATCCGCCATTTCCTAAGTTGACACCTGTCACAACACCATTACTGACAACTGCTGTTGCAGTAGCACCACTTCCAGGTTGTTCTCCCTGAGCTAAGATCTGAACAATAGGAGCTTGAGTAGTTGGTAACTTAAAACCACCCGATGATGTTTGTCCACTACCAGATGCATAAATGTCAACACCATCAGATCCTTTGATTACAACATCACCAATAGTATCATCAGTGTTTCCTCCAAATGTACCTAAAAACTTTTTGGTAATCACTTTTACATAACCATCATCGGCATCTGCACTAGTGATAGGAGTCGCAGTTTCTACATATCCAGACGAAATTGTTCTACTGAATGCAGATGGATTTCCTGTAACAATACCACCTGTCACACCATTACCGCCACCACCAACTGTTACAGTAACAGATGAAGCATTTAGTGGTTGCATGACAGTATCTGGTACTTCTACTTGAAGTCTTCCACCCATGCCGCCACCGCCTGCTGATGCAGTCCAGTTGCTTCTATTTTCACTAACGAAACCAACCATTCTACCGTTATTACCACCACTACCGCTAGGATTGCTGGTGCTACGAGCAACATCATGATTAACATCGCCACTAGCAACTACAGAGAAGAAATCACTACGGTAGCTACTTAATCCTCTAGCACCACCATATCCACCGCCGTGACCGCCAAAACCGCCACCACCACCGCCAGGTCCACCAGCGGAAGCACCACCTGAGTCACCAGGACCAGCAGCACCACCAGTTTGAGAAGCGAGACCAACGCCTCCTCCTCCACCGCCGCCTCCGCCGCCTGTGCAACCATAGTTACCACCATTACCGCCACCACCTACAAATAGGTTTTGACTGACTGATTGCATACCATCTGTAATTGGGTTACCATATGCACTATCACCACACTGTCCTTCACCAGCGCCGCCGCCTCCGCCTCCGCCACCAATACCAGCAATAATATTGGTTCCTGTAGCGTTATATACTAAACCAGCGCCACCGCCTCCACCACCATCTTGGATATATCCATTACCACCACTACCACCAGGACCAGCGCCATTTCCGCCACCGCCGCCAGTGCCAGGATATCCAGATGAACCTGCACCACCTGGATAGAGATAGAATGTTCCAGTTATATCACCATTACTGTCTGCATTGATAGACAATCTACAATATTTTCCATTTCCTCTTCCACCAGTGGTACATCCACCAGAGTTTGTAGAATATTGACCAATACCAGTTGTATATGATCCACCAAAGTTTTGACATTGAGCACCTGCTGCTCCATACATGTCAATGTAACCACCTTGGAGACCCCAAATAGTAGGATCTTGACTAGAAGCAAAAAATGCGCTGTTAGCTGGATATGTAACATCAACAGCAATTCTTTCTACAGCAGAGGTAACTGATAAGAATTCTCCAAAAGATCCAGATCCACCTTCTGCAGATCCTTGAGGAATCCCTCTCCAGTTTACATCTGCTTCATCATATTCACCATTCCAGAATTTTCCTTTATCATTATCCTGAGAACCTGCAAAACCTGATCCTTCTAGAGTAGTTGCTTGTAGATCGATACTAACATCACCAGCATATGTTCCTGTGACTGTACTAGCTCCACCAGGACCACCAGCACCTGCAGCATCAACATATGGAACAGAACCAGTATTCTCAGCAACTGCTCCACCACCGCTACCACCACCTGCGGTTAGTGTCAAACCAGATCCATCACCGACTAAGACAGTTGATGCAGATCCATCAGAACCTGGCGTAGTCCATACTCCACCTGAACCACCTCCACCAATCATTTCAATTTCTAAAACATCAATATCAGTTGTAAGTGGAACTGCATATGTACCAGCTACATCATACTCATATTCAGTCTCTTCATAAAATGGTGTTCCTCCAGTAGAAACAGTTCTACCACCAATCTCAGAGGAATTGGTAAACACCTTACTAAGAGGTTGTGGTGTGTATGTAACCTCTTCAAATGTTCCTCCACCACCAGAAGCAAAATAGTTTCCTGCAGGATTCAGAGATCCAGGTCCTTGATCACCACCAGCATAGTTAAAAACATCATATGTAGCTACATTTGAACCAGTAATTCTTTGTTTGGATATTACATGACTGTGAGTTAATTTAATACCTCCTGCAGGACTAAATCCCTGAACTCTACCATTTCTAGTTCTATATCCAGTTAGATATGGGTCTCCTCCAAATCCAGTGTCAAATCCCTGAACCTGAGGTACTTCTGAGTGAAGTAGAAAATGATCATGCACAGGAGGACCAGGAAGATCATCATCTGCAAGTGTAACATCAAGTTGTTGATATCCAACAACCTGTCCTCCAACGTCTGCTACTACATCTGTATATCCTGTTGTTCTGATATTTCCTAAGTTAAAATATCCCTCTTGAGTGTCTTTACTCAAATACCATTTACCACCCTGAACTCCAACACTTATCTCGACATTACCAATAGCAGGCGATCCAGATCCATAAACAGGACCAAAACCAACAACTTTTTTAGCAATTAAATTAGGAACCTTAAAAGTTCCCATATCTTCTGGCCAAAAATCAAAGACATTAGTTTGTGTTACTGGTACTCCACCAATAGTCCCTGCTGTTCCTCCATATTTGTTACCAATACTTTGATATAGTAGAGGATAATCTTTGATATTGTATTCTGAACCATCACAGTACAAATATCCATAGTATTGAAACTCTGGGTTATTATATGGTTGTGGATCTCCAGAATCAACATCATATGCTGCTGTTCCATTTACAGGAGTAGAGCTAGGTCTGAATTCAGTATCGAAAGAATTACTATTATCTTTTGTCTTAAAGACATTAATAATCGTTCCAATAGAAAGACTGTCTGGACCTTTCTCTTGATAAAAAGACTTTCTATTGTTTCTGTATACAGGATTTGGAGCAACCATTTTAAGTCTTAATTAGATATTCAACAATAATGAACGGAGCAGTAGCAACATCAATTGATGCTGCAGATGATGGATTCAGTGCTAATGTAGTATTTAGATTGTCTGGGTCAATCAGAGTAGCATCAGTGACAATAGAATATTGATGATCGTATCTCTCAACTTCAATTTTATGACTATGAATAGTAGGATCTCCTTCTACTTCATTTTCGCTAATTTGACTATAAACGTTACGTGCCTGTGGATATGAACGAGAAGCTAAAACTTGTCCATTGATTGGTAGGACATCATCTAGAGGTAAACCTTTCCAGTCATTTGGCAAGTTACTAGCAGGATAATTATAAGTTGGTGGTACACCACCATCCTCATCTCTAGGACTTCTATTCTTTTCGTTATTTCCTCCACCAGGACATCCACTAAAACTTGAACCTAAACTAAAGAATGTTTGACCCTCATTAATTCTAGTTCCTTCAATACCAAACCAATCTTTCTCTAGTTCATAATCAACAGAATCTTTCAAGAGACAATAACATCTAAGATTAGTAATAGAGCAACCACTCTCACATTGGTTATATCTAGAAATATATTCAGCAAATGTCAAGAATGTATTAGTGTCCTGAACTTCTTCTCCAGCTAGAGTACCAGATGCAATTGCCCAACATGCTGGTTGTCCACTTCCAGGACTATTGTTTGCTGGAGATGTAGATTTAGTAGCATCTAACCATGCATCAATATCAATAGTAGATGCTGTCTTAAAGAAGTTAATACCAATAGGAACATCGTTACCAGTATCAGTCAAAGATGGATCATCTTCAAATCCACCATCAAATCCTACCTGAACAATACCACACATATCAAATGCGTTTGGAGCACCAGTAGTATTATTAGGGAGTTCTGATTGTTGCTGTTCACCAATATTAATTACATTACCATCCGCATCTAAAGTAGGATCATAAGCACCAGGATTGCTTTCTAATCCACCGCCTGCAGATACAACTGTTTGTACGAACTTGAAATTAAATGTGCCGTTTCTATATGCTTGAGGAATTGGGAGTGATTGTGTTCTCCAACTATCATATTGTGCATCATATTGACTGGTTGAAAGTCCACTTTCTTTTCTAGCAGGTAGAATTGGTGATGAACTCTTAGTACCATCTGGCCAGATAATATAAATTCCTTCACCTGCGTTGTTAACACGCTCACCACCATTAGAGTCATTACCCATGATTGCAGTAACGCTCAATAGAGAATATCCTGGATTTGTTAAAGTAATAGTATATTCCCTTTGAACTTGCATACTGCTGAAAGGACTAGTTCCTGATGTACCAAAAGCAACATATCCTGAACCAAAACCTGGAGAAATAAATCCGTTTAGCTCACCACTACCAGGACCATAACTTACAAATGCAGTACCACTATATTGTGGATTCAATGATGCATCAGTGACATCAATTGTAATTGGTGGTAATGTAAGAACTCCACCTGTTGCACCAGATTTTGATTTAACACGAACTCTACTTGTACTAGAGAAGTGCATGTGTGGATAAATCTGTGCTGCGTCTACACTCTCTGTATCAGTTCTACTATTATTTCCCCAAGACCAAGATGGTTTTCCCTTACATGCAAACGTTTGAGCTGGCAAGATAAACTTACCACTGTAAGTAATTTGAACGACAGGTTCAACTGCAGTTGCTTCAATGCCAATTCCAGATCTGGTAATAGCTGTACCATTCTGAGTTGTTGTTAAGATATTATTGAAAACACCAGCATCACCACCAGATACAGGTCTAGGAATTTTAGATCCCAAGTCAGGAACTACAAATTCTTCATCACTAATAGATCCAATAATCTCATCATTAATGTCATATTTCAAGAATTTGCAATTAGTTCCCGTCCCACAAATTTCTGCTAATAGAGGATAATCTCTGGCATTATATTTTGAACCATCACATCTAAGATAACCAGCAGGTAGTTTATCTACCACATCAAAGTTATTTGGATTTGAACCAGAAGATAATTCAACGGGATATGCTACAACTGTTCCCGTCAAAGTTCCATACTTCGATCTCTCTTTTGTGTAATGTGTTGCCATTAGTACGCTCTAATTATATACACAATATTTTGTGATGGGTTGGCGACCTGCGCTGATATATTTAGTGCGCCATTGATAGTCTGAGCAAGGACATCACCTTTACTTACATTGTTTACAGGTACAGTTGTTGGTCCTTTTAATCCACCACCCATCTCAATTTCAAATGTTCCGTGATCGTGTCCCCTAAAAGTTTGACCAGTAGGATCTTGACCTGATGGTGGTCTATTCAGATTCGTAGGATATGTACCATCTCTAAAAGTTACTGTCTTTGTACTAGTACCAGCACCAGCAACATTCTTACTTAGCTCACAGACATATTCATAATTTCCAACAGATCCCTCACGAGAAATTGATATTACCTGAGTTCCTCTTTCAAGATATGCTCCAGAACCATAATCTTCATTATCAACTTTTACTAGCATAAATGGTCGAATATAATCAAAATTTGATCCAATAAATGTTCCTGCAGGAATTGTAAAACTAGTTGCTCCTGATTGTAATAACACATCAAAAGACTGTGCTGGTCTGTATTCTGGATCATCTGGGATACCTGTAGGACCTACAAATCCAGTACCATAACCAAAGAAGTTTCTACTACCAAAGAACTCCATTGGTCTTGGGAAAAATCCTTCCCATGCAACTTGTGCGTGAGTAGTAATTGGTTTTGCTGTAAATGTATCAGTATACGCACTTAATCCGTCGTAAATAACATCTGGAGCAGTCTCAGGTGGAATCTGTGAGTAATCATAGTCTGGTGTGCTGATGAACTCATTGAATTCAAAACTTTCAATCAAAGTAGTATCATCATAATAAGTTATAAATCCAGCACCATTACACCATCTAGGAGCATCTGGGTCAGAAAGAGATGCCTGTAACCATGAAACATCAGGACATCCAGAAGCTCCTGCTTGACTACCACCGACCTGAAAAGCTACAGGATAGAACAATTCAGGACCAGATGAACCACCAACTGCAGTTGTATATTCACCAGGATGTCTGTGTCCTGGCATATGATTAATGCCTAATTTTCTACCAATCGTATATACAGTTGCTGTAAATGATGGATTTGATATCGTAATGTTAGTTTCATTAGCTCCACCTCTCAATTTTCCAGAAAATTCAATATCACTAGGAATAGAAAAAGAAATATTAGTATCAGCACTAATATTAGTTGTAATAGATTTTGTTAATCCATCATCAACAACTAAATCATCTCCTGCTTCATCAACTAATTTTAGATAAGCATCTGCTTGTCCTGCTTGATATTCAGGATCAAATAACATTGCTGGTTCTAAGTCCATCATAACTCTACCAGTAATATCTGGAACCTTCACTGTACCGCCATATTCAGGAAAATCTCCTGTAATATCTGTTCCACCATAACTATTACCTAAAACAGATGATAGTAGTGGGTATCTGTCAGCTTGATAGACTCTACCATCACATAATATCCAACCTTTGGGAATGTTGGATGGTAGAGATCCATCATTCCCGTTCCCCGCCCATGGCATGATGGTGCCAATTTTGGCGGTCTTCATTGTTTTAATTTGACCGTAATTTTGTGCCATAGGATTATAGTTCGACTAACCACCAACCACGAAGATTGGAAGGAATTTCTGTTGCGTTTGGATCATTTGGTGCATCTGTGTTGCCAACATATACAAGACCGAACGAAGCGTTACGTGTCTGAACAATCATTTCACCACCAGCATATGGATTAGTCAATAATGTAGATCCAGAACCAGCGACTGCTCTGGTTCCTTGCAAGTCACCTTGAATTGCTACCGCATTTCCATCAACTGGAAGTGCTCTGATAATTAAGCTAGTGTTGTAACTTAAGTTACCAGTTAGTTCTACAAATCTAATTATGTCACCAGTTACTGCATAATCTGGGAGATAAACAACCATGTTACCACCAGAAGATAGGTTAAGTAGATAGTTGTTGTTTGGTTGTAGTGGATTACCTGTTGTCTGACCTAAACCAGTTGCAGAAGCGGCAACATATGTCCATCTTCTACCACCATTTTTGTTAAGGTACTGTGTAATACCAAATGCATCAACAGATCCATCTTGGTACATGATGTAGTCCTTAGGACCAACAAGACCACCAGCACCAGCAGAACCTAGGTTATCAATATGAAGAATTGGAGTAGAAGGTGATTCAACCTCAGTTACTTGACCCTTAATATAAAGGTCAGCGCCCATTTCAACACTACCATCTAGTCTGCTAACCTTGAAGTTACGTTCGTTAGAACATGTTCCGTTCTCTTGACACTGTTGGTTGTAAACCAAGAGGTCGCCAAAGATGTTAGCTTCACCGTTGAGGAACATTCCTCGCTTACCTGTGAGTGGGTCAATGATAGAACCATCACCAGAGTGACCATCATCGTTAGCAACGTTGAAGACGAGGGTTTGACCGTCTCCACCAAAGATTCTGAGGTTACCACTAGTGATCTCCACATTACCATGAGAGGTAAGATTACCACCACCAAAGAATGTGCTAATCGATTGATCACTATTTCTAACAGACTTAGATAGTCTGACACCAAATACACTATCATTGCTGCCATCGATGCTATCAGGCCAGAAGATCTCAGTTCCAATTCTGACATAATATGGATAGTCAAGTTTCTCAGAAATTAGGTCACCATTGACCAATTTCATGCGAATCTTATCTGGATCAAGATTTGGAGATTCTACGATTACTCTTCCTGTCGCAGG